TACTTTATGAATTTCTGTTCGTTGTCATTTAGGGTCTTCCAATCGTCCATGTCCTTTGAGAGATCTACCTCTTCCGCAGTCCAATTGCTCATTTGAGCCTTCTTGTAAAGTTCCCACAGGTGTGAGTATTTCAGGGGAAATACAGTAAACCTGTTTAGTGTGGGTGCCAAAAGAGGCTCATACTCTTCCTCAACCCAGTCTTGAAATTCAAAATAGTTTCCGATGTGACGTCCATCACTAAATATTTGAGGGTAAGAATCAAGCCGTCCACCACACAGTTTTTTAAGCTCTTCCTTTTCAATCATGACCTTCTCATAATCGAGTCCTTCCGACTCACACAACTTAACCGCGTGGTCACAGTATTGACATCCTTCCTTCGAATAAATAGTGATTTTCATCTGTAGTATTATCGTTGATAATTTTTTGTTCCAAAATTTTAAGCATGATTGTTGCATCCGAGATACACCAAAATGACATAGTAAAAATACTCGTAAACGAAGACGGAATCGAAGACGAAATGTACGGAGTGGTTGGTATGAACACTGGCCTGGTTCTCGGAATTCGATATTTAAACGCCACAGAACTTGTATATAAATCCGCGTGTGTCTATCAATTGGAAGATGAAGACCAAGAAATGAGCCCCGCACCATACGAAAGTATCACGGAACATTACCCAACTGGTACCAGTTTTCAAGACTTGGAGTTTAAGTCACTTGGAGATAACATGTACGCACATTACTCCGAAATTGATATTGAGGACTCAGATTCGGAAATATATGACGAAGACGAGACTGATTCGGAAATGGAAGACTTTATCGTTCCGGATAATGAAATTGATGGACGCGTCGTTCCACCCGAAAATCACGACGAAATCGATAAAGAATGGGATAAATGGAAACCGTCAACTCCAGGAGCTCGAAGTTTTAAAGATACGGTCGATATGATTGAAATGCACGCAAAACGACACGCGGATAATCTTAATTTTTAGAAACCTAAGTTCCGTGGGAAAATATGATTTTTTAAAAAGTTGACAGAGAGAATAACATGCTAGCTGCTATATGGTCCGATGTGGACAAACTTCTTAAAGATCAAACAGAACAAAAGCTAGTGGATATCAATATATGTAGAGAATGTGAAGGTGTCAAAGTGATCGGATCGGAGGGATTTCCGGTGTGCTCGTCGTGTGGTCTCGTCGATGGAACATTTATCGACGAATCCCCAGAATGGACGAGTGGCATTTCTGATGATGGTACGGTCAATGATCCATCTAGGTGTGGAAATCCAAATGCGAATCCGGAACTATTTTCACAAAATTGGGGAAAAGGCACAGTCATCTCTACGTATAGAGCATCAACGTATGAGAACAAACGCATGGCAAAGATTAATTTCCATATGTCGATGAATCACCGCGACAGATCGCTATTCCATGCATACAAAGACATCGACGAAGCGTGTCATACGCTCCCCGATTGTATTCTCAAAGATGCCAAGATTATGTACAAAAAATTTAACACTGAAAAGCTTACTCGTGGTGCGGTGCGTCTCGGTATCAAGGCGAATTGTGTCTTGTATGCGTGTCGTCTCGCACAGTATCCAAGAACGACAAAAGAAATTGCGGATATGTTTGGTATTCAATCAAAGGATATCAGTCGAACGACGCAAATGTTCAAGGATACACTCATGGGTAAGACTGAAAAAAATTACGTGACTAAACCACTCGACATCATGCCTCGACTTCTCGGTCCGTTCAATGTATCAAGAGAGGAACGATTACAATGTAACAAAGTATGCACCGCACTCGAAGACTGTGTTGAGCTCATGAGCAAGACACCCAATAGCATCGCATCCGCAATCATTCTCATAGTACTTAGCGATAGATGTTCCAAAACTGAAATCTGTGAAAAGTGTTCAGTTTCGGTACCGACAATCAATAAGATTGAAAGTATCATAAAAAAACACTTAGAGGTTAAAGCTCAAAAATAGACAGAATGACGAAGAAAGTCTTTTTGAGTACGCCATGCTATGGAGGGTTGTGTTTAGAAAAGTATATGATAGGTATAATAAAATTGCAACTTCATTTGATTAAACATGGTATCCAACTGTATATAGATACGACCGAAAATGAATCACTTGTGCACCGTGCTCGAAACGTCGCAGTCGGTCGCTTCATGCAAAAGACGGATGCCGACTACTTCATGTTTATAGACGCCGATGTAGACTTTGACCCCGATAGTGTTTTGCGACTCATCAACTCCGGACATGACATTTCCGTGGCGTGTTATCCTAAGAAATGTGTCATGTGGGATCAAGCGGCGAGTGCGGTAAAGGGAGGTGATGATCGTAACATGGCCATGCTCTCGTCAAGTCTCGTATTGAACTTCGGAGCTGCACGTCGCCCCGTTGAAAATGGATTTATTGAAATCCTGGATGGACCAACGGGATTCATGCTCATTAAGCGTGAGGTGTTTACGAAGCTTGAAGAAAAGTTTCCGGAACTGTGGTGTAAGAACGATCACCAAAATAGGGACTTTGATGACTATCACGCGTGTTTTGACTGCATGATTGATCCAGAAACCAAACGGTACTTATCAGAAGACTATGCCTTTTGTCGACGCTGGCAACAGTGTGGTGGAAAGATCTATGCAGATATCAACACAACGTTAGGACACGTGGGAAATTTACCTTTTAGTGGATGTCTTAACGAAAGGCTTAAGGCTTAGATACTTTGTAAATAGAGTATGAAAATAACGACCATTCTCACAACTCGATCAAAATCGTGTCACGTAAAGACACTTCACACTATTCTTCGTTTAAATTTGAAGTGTTTGGAACGTGGTGTGAATAACGAGATTGTGTTCGTGAATGATGACCCATACGAGAAATCAGATGTCATCACAGATGCATTAAAAAAGAATCCGGATAAGATTCTATTTGTTGACTTTGGTGTAGGTATGGACGATGATTCTATCCTTCAGGTGTTTGAGAAGCATGAAGGTATTGGATGCCTCGTATTCCCAGGCGTCAAGGAAGGTATTGATTGGGGACTTTTCAAAGCAAAGGTTCGTGATGATGAATGTCTCGAACCTAACAGTCAAATGGGTCTTCATTTTGATACCGAAGTTGGACGAAAAGTCTCCGAAAATATACACGTCGTTGAATCCACATCTGCGCGAGTGTGGATTATGAATTGTAAAAATGCATCCAAATTTATCAAGGATAAAAAGAATGGAAGTATTAAGATTCTTCCACGAGCCGAGAACATGTTTGCAAAGTTCAAGGAAAATGGCATGAAGATTCATGCATTTACGGCGGCTAAGTTAACCATGACATACTCACATGAGTGCGTTAGCAACATCCTCAACGCTGCGGGTGTCTCAACAAATTAAAGCTTAAAATCCATATATCAACATGTCTATACCGTCGTCCGAACCACTGTATAAATATGTCGTGGATTTCATACATAAAGTATGGGGTACAAAAGAATATTTTCCGGGGCCGCAACCGATATCTATCGAACGCAAACACTTTTCCATTCTTCAAAACAATGAATATGTCGTATGTGAGAAAACAGATGGTACACGGTACATGATGGTTGCGTTGACGTATGAAGGTGTTCGAAAGTGTATATTTGTGAATCGATCATTTGAGATGTTTGAGGTATCAATCAGTTTACGACGACCCGCATATGAAGGAACGATTCTTGACGGAGAACTCTATGAAGACACGCTCATGGTATATGACGCTTTGATTATTAACGGTAAACCTGTTGGTCACATGAATTTCAAACAACGTCTCGATGAAATTGGAAAACTATTGAAGACAATCATTTATGTTAAAACTGATAAATATAGACTCAAACTCAAAACATTTTACCCATTGATTAAATTCAAAAAGTTTATGGATGAATATCTCCCTACAGTGACTCAAAATGTTGATGGGCTCGTATTCACACCGGTGAATGAACCGGTGAGAATAGGAACACACGAAACAATGTTCAAATGGAAACCAAGAAACAAGAATACGGTTGATTTTTACATGAAAAAAGATAAAAGCTTTGTTGGAATTGGACAAGAAGGTCCACCCGTGTGGAAACTCTATGTTCAAGAAAAAGGAAAGCTGTTTTTCGAGAGTGAATTTCCAGTATCAAAGATGAATGAACCGTGGTTTGAAGATGGTGCGATCGTTGAGTGTATGTATGTGACGTGGGAGGATGGACCTTTATGGTGGAAACCTCTCAAGAGACGAAGGGATAAAACCTACCCAAATAATAGACGAACGTTCTATCGGACACTCGTCAATATTAACGAGGATATCGAGATGAAGGAGTTTTTAGATTGTATACCAAAACATAATGCCCTGTACGGCTAGGAAGCGGACGCTCCGTGACAAATTCGTCATTTTTGTAATACCATTTGCCTTTGTGTTTCGTAAACGCGATATAATGCCCACCACTTTGTACACCCACGTGAATACCCGATGCAACGAGTGAATATTCAAATTGATTGATGGTTAATTTTTCAGCGACATCCACGTGACTCTTCTTGTCAAATGAAACGATGAGTACTTTTGGAAGTTCCGAAAAAACGCACCGCGTTGTCGCGATGTGGTGTACTTTTTTATTTTCATCGATGAAGTCTGTGAGGGAATTCCACTTCATGGAATCACGAAGCATTTCTTCTAAAGATGCCTGTCGAGAACATAAGATGTGTATGCTAAAGTCCTCGACTCGTTCTGACTTTCCATTAGGCCATATAGTTTGTTGGGTCTTTTTACCGTAAAACCATTGCTTAATAGTTGGAACAGATTGTTCTAAAATGTCAATAATACACAATATTGTTTCTTGAATATCATGTTGTTCATCCTCGTCATCGAATCGTGGAAACTTTTCCTGGAAAAGATTGCGAAGCAGTGTCACGTCGATGACTCGTTTATCGCTCACACGCCAAAATATACGAGTCATATGTGCATACACTTTTGTAAATTGACACGGTCCGTCATATCCATGATCTATGAAATAGTTTGAAAGACACGGAATATGAAGAAGGCATTGTAGACTTGTGTTAAAATAACACGTGTTTCCGGAATTTATAAATCCTTTCATTAAAATTTGTGAATAAAAAAGGCTTAAGAGGAAAACGCAAATGGTAAATGTAAGAAATCATGAACGTTGAATCTATTCTCAAAAAGGTTGAAGCTGCGTTCGATACGAACAAGAATGACCCATTGATCGAAGTCGAGATGCGACTTGGAAAGTTTAATGGGTCCATGTTCGATACGAATGTTGGTAAAGATGTTTTCGATCGAATCTTGAGTGGCCTCGAGCAATATGATGGATGGGAAGATGTCAAGACAACCTCGTCTGAAGTCTTTTACAGAGATCGAGACAGTGTTCGTATGAATGTCGACGACGAAACTGGTGACCAAACTATCGTACAAAAGCGATCCATGTTTAAGGAAGATATCAAGAAAGTGAAGAATGCACCGTTTGATGTTCGGTTTAGTATCTGTCGAGAAGTGCCAATGCCCGAAGACGGTGACTACACGGACATGGATCGCAAACGATTCAAAGAACGTAAATCATTTGTCCGTAAAAACCTGAGCATTGATATGACAAAGTCTACAGGTGACACCGTGGATATGGACGCCGAAGACCCGACTTCATATCAAGTTGAATTTGAAATCATAACCCCCAGTCGCGTGGAGACGTCGGAACAACTGTTTAACATTGTCCACAAGATTAATGACGTATTTAAATTGTTGTCTTCTAGTAAATGATGAAACTAGTCTTTTTACTCTTGGTCGCCGGTGCTCTCATGTATGACAGGGCCGTGAACACCGATGAAGTCGGTGGTTCCAAACACTTTTACATGAGCGAAGGTATGTCCAAGGGTATGTATAAGCGTATGGAAGATTCCGGTGTGACGTCGGAGTCTTTAAAGGCATTTGTCCATATGGAAGACAGGATGCTCGAACTCGAACGTTTAGCTGTATGTAGTGGTATACCTAGACACCTCGAAGTGTCCGCACTTTCCCAACAAATAAAAGATCGTTTCCCGGCATTCGATTTCACGTATCACGTCATTCACGTGAAACAAGCTGCCGATCCAAATAGACTCATCAACAGAAATATAACATGTTAATGAGTGATTTAACCATGTGTCTATGCGTCGAACTTTCTATCATATGAACTCTTCTAAGAATGAAGAGAATCAAACCATTATCATCTTCGGGTCTATTTTCCTCGAGCCACTTTCTAGGATCTTCACTCTTTACGAAATCATGGGTATACATGTATCTAAACTCTAAATATGACATGAGTTTTATAGATTCTCTACCCTTTCGTATATAGTCTGCGATTACGTAAATAATGCCATCAAGAAATTCTTCTTTGGCCATGTGCATCCATGAGTCCTTTTTGGTACCCCATGTCATTGTATCATCATCAACGCGAACGCCGTGCCCATACTTAGTCTTGCCGAGTTGCAATCGCTCAAGAATAAGATTGCGTGGATCTTCCATGCTACTCATGGATCGCGTGATATCTTTATGTCGTTGGGATAAATTCCCAACGAAGATCGCTACATATGTTTTTCCATATGACATCTTGTTGGTACAATTTTTCTTTCGACTTTAAGAGTGGAAAGTATTGAAGATATTCATCTTCACCTAACAATTCACAAAACTTATACAACACGTACGAGTAACTCAAGAAGTTCTTACGATCGGGTGGGCAGTGCCGATCAAATGGTTTTTGTATGTCTTTGAACATGATTCGAAGACGCTCTTCGAGTTCCTGTGGCATACTTGGAGGTTTGATACCATTGAGTATATTTGTGATATACGGAACGTGTTCGTAATACTTATTAAGTCTGAGCTTCTTCAAAAGTCCCCGGATTCGAGTATGTGTGATTTCATCAAGAGACTTGATCTTGAGTTTTTTGAGTTCCGCTCGGAGTTGTTCAATCACATCATCCGGAATGGTTGTCATTTCTTGTGCCTGAAATTGTGACATTTGCTCATTGAAGTGATTTTCCCGTTTGTACGAGTAATTCACAATCTTTTCAGTATTCTCTTGTTCTTCTCTATACGTAAGTTCTTCACTCACCAAAGATGCTATCACGAGACCACATCGGTCGCATATGAGGTCACTCGTGTCTTCAAAAAATACAATGTTACTATCTTTGCATTGTGGACACTCATCTCGCTTTCTTTCCGCAGGTCTGTGTATGTTTTGATTTTCAACATCAATCAGATAGTCCATGAAAATATCTTTTCTCTGTAGACCTTGTGTTTCTTTACAGTTGAACACATTATCTACCGTCGTGACTGTACCCGTGTCTTCTACATATCTATTCATGTAAGGCATACATCTGATTATGTAATCTGACATTTCGGTCTCATACGTGTTCCTGTTTTGTGGGTCGCTCTCGATTAACTCTTTCCACTTGTCAATCTTGTTATTGTATCTACTTAAAAAGTTACCCTCCATATAAAATAATGTTCACCAATCTTTTAAACCGTGTTATTGTTTGGATGTATGGTGTTTATAAGTACATGGTGACAATGCCAGATTACTATATCGAACATGTAAACATGATCTACACTGTGGATCCCATGAAGAATTATGATATCAAAGATAAACTATGGAAAGATGAATCAAAGTATTGGTGTCGCGATACAGATGAAGTCTATTGTGATCTTACACTCAAAAACTATTTCAATACCACAATTCCAGAAAATGTCAAGAAGACCATTCTTCGAACGAAATATTGGTATAATGGAAAAGTGTACAAACTCATTACCGAAAACATGAAGTTTTGTTTACCCGAAGATATCAAAAATGGTTTTTCGTTTAGTATCCCTTTGGGTGAAGCCTGGTTGGTTGATCACGATGATAAACCTGTGAGAGACATCACCAAAAAGGTGAAACGGTACGCTGGACCTAAAAATGATTTTCATGGTGAAAAGGTAAGAATACGAGATATGTTATATTACACCGAAGACACACTAAGAAAAGACTATCCAGCCATTCGCTTAACGAATGCACTTGGGATGTCTAAGAGTGTGAGTACACTCACAGGTTTTACGACTGATCTTCGTTTGCCTTAGTGGCCAAGTAAAAGCGAAGCTCGCCCAAATCTGCGACGTTATACTTCAAAATCAAAAAGCGATTTGCTTCTTCTTGAAGAATTTGGACAGACGCACACATGCTCGTCGCTTTCGTGAAGATGTTCAAGTATTTCAATGAATAGAGTCCCGAAATTAACGGACTCTCTTCATTGCATTCAATTTCCGTTTCTTGATTCGCAAAGTCACCTTCACAGCGGAGTTTTAGTTTCGTACCCGCGCGCGTGATTTCAATTTCATTACCAATGTTAGACATGTCGCGACAGAGACGCTGCAAATCCATGGATGGGAGGGTGGTCACCGTCGTCATTTGAATGTCCGGAACTTCAATTTGACTTTCATTAATGTCGAGGAGTTTCAAATCAAAACTGGTATTCGTTTTCTTCGCCTCACTCACGATTTCGATATTCATGAATTCCTTGGAATCAACCGTAATCTTAAGGACATCGTTGTTCGTGATAGACTTTAGAAGTTTGAATGTATTTGAAATGTTAATACCTGCGATGACCTCTTGTTCACACACGTATTCTTCAAAGTTTTCGGCTGGGAGAAACATGTCGACGAGTGAGGTACGAGCTGTGTCGAGTGTGACAATGTACATCCCACTCGGCTTAAAGTAAATGTTTAAATCATTGAGTACATCCTTGAGAACTTCAAAAGTAGACTTAAATGCCGACGCTTGGATTGTGACCAATCTCATATCTGTAAGTTTATTTACTTACTTCTTTATGTTATTATACGCATCTGACACACTCATGGTAATACGATCCTCAAGTTCTTTCGTCATGGCAGGCTGTAAAGAACGCCCGTAGCTATCCAAATTGAAAATATCACCGTCATCGTCTTCACCATCGATTGACGATACCCCACACGCAGAACCAAAGCCACAACCACCGAAATCGTTTGATGGTAGAAGAGATTCAAGCCATGCCTTGATTTCATTTCCAACGAGAATCTTTCCGTTTTGTGTCAAGAGTGTCGGCACGCGCGTGATGGAATTTGCATATTTTTGCGGAATGCCCTGAGTGTTTATATTATGGAACTTTACCATCTGTTTGAAAGTCTTGTTCTTTTGAATGTAATCAATAATGTCTAAGCTGTGCGCACACCTAGGACTGTAAACCAGTAGTGACATTTATATGTACTGGTTTATTTTCTCAATTTAAATTAACGCATGATGAATGGATTACCCATCGCCCTACTTCTGGTCGTCGTCCTTCTTTTGACGGTCAGACGCGAATCGTATAGTGAAATTTTTGGTTTCTCAGGATGGACCAAGCCCAGTGAAGGGGTCGTCCTCGATGATCCAGTGGAAGACATTTCCAAGTATCGAGTGTCTGAGACGAAGGTTGATAATGATACCATCGAGCGTCTCGTGCTCGCTACGAACAAGGCTATCAAGCAAAAAACCGGGGTGTGTAACTACATCATTGAAACGACATCGATTAAGAAGTTTGTGGAACGTGACGGTAATAAACAATTTTACCGCGCGATGTTCATGGCTGTGAAGAATCACGGCTTTGCCTTTGGATTTGCGGTGACCGTCGATGCTGAGATTGTTGGTGATGTTGTTAAGATTAAGTCTCTTCGAACGCAACCGATTGACGCTGATATCCCGAATGATATCAAGCCGTTTACGGACGGCGAAGCTGGACAGGATTTCATCGAACATAAGCTTGTCAGACAGAAGGCCATGCCTACCAGAAGTGAGTTTGAAGCCGTTAAAAATAAATTCCGTTAATTGTAATGATCAACATCAATGATGTACAAAAGATCGAAAATACACGGAGACAAATAAAGAAGGAAATTTATACCAAAATCTTCGAACAATTTTCGAGAAAGATTAAACAGACGGCCGAGTTTGGTCAGAAACAAGTTTTTCTACGTGTTCCGAGCGTCGTCATGGGATATCCTTCATTCGATCGTCCAACCGCCGCGAGATACCTCAAGCGACAGCTTGATAACGGTGGGTTCATCACACAATTGGTCTCCGAAATAGACATTTACGTCACATGGGACGTGAAAGTAACCAGGGAATCGAAAAAAGAAGAGGAGGATCCAGACGTAGAATTTCCAAGTTTTGTCAATCTCAGAAAGGTTGCTAATCAATACAGGAAATAAGTGCGTGGTAATCTTTGTATTTAAAACCCCGCTTAAATCATAAATGGACAATTTAAACGTACTCGTCGAAGCGAAGAAAGAGTACCTCGGGCAATTGTGTCATCTCATGACCCCAGTTATGATTGAAGTGTTTCAAGACATGTATGACGAAGCGACGAAACTTTCCAAGGGGCGAAAGGTACTCATCATGTATCAAAAGCTTCTCAAGGAGGTTCCGAATTGGAGTAACGCCATGTCGAAGTCGCATTCCGATAACATTACCGAACGATGTGCGTGGTTTAGTGATTTGCTCGCCGCGGTGTTTGTCGCGTGTACGAAAATCCTCTCCGCGGTTCGTTTAAAGGCTGATAACAAAAAGATTAGCTTGAAGCTTCCTACGAATGAAGTTTTCATTCAAACCGTCTACAACAACGCCGCCAAGAATCTCTACAAGGATCCGTACGTGTATCATGAAGAACAATCCGAATATCTTCGCGATGAAAAACTTACGACGCGATTCTGTATGTGTATCGAAGAGTCGATCAAAGAATTGATTCCCGTGCAACAAATTCTTCAAACGTACATGTCTCAAGAAAGCAAGGACATCGATATTGGCGAAACTGAGGACTCGGAAGATCCCGATATTTTCGACGGCGAACCCGAACCCGAACCCGAACCCGAACCAGAAGCCGAAGCGATGCCGATGGAAGAAGAACCCATGGAAGGTGAAGCTTCAGCCGAAGTTCCAACTGAACAAACGGCGGAAGACATTGCCCCAGTCGAAGACATCGCGAGACCTATGGGATCTCCGCTTGATAACGAATTTAAGACGATTAATAATGTTCGTGATCCAAACCCCCGACCAGAACCGGAAGATGATGAAGGTGTCCTCTTCGGCGACGCTCCAGAACAGCGTACAAAAAAAGTTGGTTATAATTAAATGGAACTCTCCGACTATTTGCGAGACCCCGTGTGGGCGGCGCTGATTGGTGGGATCATCACCGCAATCTACATTCACGCCAAAGCTCAATTGAATAATGAAGGTAAGCTTAAGATGGCTCAGTATACGAAGCCCGCGGCGCTCAATGCGATTCTTATTTATTTTATCGTTTCGAATGGTATCGGTCAACGTGAGTCGATTTCCACGGAACCTTTTTAGACTTAAAGATTTTGAGGGTATAGTAATAAAATGGCGTCGGTTTCTGCGTTCAATGATATGATGACTCAATTTCTTGTGGAATTGCACAAGACATTCCCACAGGAGAAAGGCATTAAAAAGTTTATGACTCAATTCGAAGTCTTGAAGGAGGCGAACCCGAGAATGGCGGTGGATACGTTCATGGGTGCTATCACGCCGTATGCCGATAAGATTTCCCAAAAAGATGAATCATTTATTCTTAAGGATTTGGAAAAGATTGAATATCTCTCCGAATTGAATTTCAAGGAAAACTGGAACGCATCACTCTCGACTGGTACGAAGGATGCGATCTGGCAATATTTACAAACGCTCTACATGCTTGGTACGACGATTACCGCCATTCCAGCGGAAACGTTAAGTATGATTGAGAACATTGCAAAGGATTGCGCAGACAAGATGGGTGATGATGGAAGTGGTATCGACGAAGCGGCTCTCATGAAGACCATGAACAGCATGTTTGGTAACCTTATGAAAAAATAAACCTCACATTATATAAATGAAAGCTTGGTTTGACGACCCGAAAGAGCTCATCAAGGCAGCGAAGGTTTTGCAATTCTGGCCGACGAATAAACAATCCCCAGAAGAGCGCGTGAACTCAGCTTCGAGATTTGTCATCTACACGACGTGTTTTCTTTATTTGATTCGACGTGACATTCGTATCTTTGTGCTCGGTGCCACTGTTCTCGGTGTTCTTTATGTTATGTACAAGGCGAAGATGATTAAGGAGACGTATGGTCGACCGACTTTTGGTGGACATGGGTGTCAGATGCCTTCGATCGATAACCCCATGGCGAATGTTCTTTTGACGGACATCACGGATAATCCTAACAGACCGCCGGCGTGTGATTACTCGTCCGTTAGACCGATCGTTCGCAGCTTTGTGGATGATCGTATTCCGTACGACGCGGGTCGTTCGAGATCTCCGTTGCCCATGTATCAAAAGTCCGCCGCGTCTCGGCAATTTGTGAGTGGACCGGTTACCTCCATCCCAGGTGACCAAACGGCGTTTGCGGAGTGGTGCTATGGTGACAGACACCGCCCATTGTGTAGAAGTGACGCGGGTGCTTGCAGCCCGAATGCGAGAGGTGCTCAACTCGGCGCTTTCTCGGGATTGGATTTCAGTGGAGACAGACGATAAATATTCTTATGTAATAGTAAATGGCATATCAGCTCCAACCAGGCTTGTCTCTTGTTGAAAATCCGGCAGTCCCGACAAACCGCGCGACCGATGACGTTTTCGTATACCCTCAACCGAGTACGTTGAACTTTGGTTCGAGACCTCAAACCATGTTGTATGGTACCGCGCCTTACATGGCTGGTAAGGGATCTCCAGCGCAGCACATTGAAACGAGTGATCAGCTCAGACCTCAGTCGACGTCTCAATTTAACAAGTTCTTGGTTAAAACCCATGAACGCAACTTCTTCCCTCTTCAAAATATGGAATGTAAGCTCCCGCTCCAGTCCATGTCGTATGAACCCTCGAGTACTCGCGCGGATCTTCAGAATGGCTTGTTTAACCAAAGATACCACAATAAAAATATTAGCAAGAAGTAAGAATGGCTGATCCCATCTCAGTTTTAGCGGTCGCTGGCTTAGTGTATGCGGGTCGAACACTCAGTAAGGATACTGAACCTCCGCAACTGGGTCCTCGTCTCATCACTGAACCACAAGAACCTCTCTTGTCAGATCAAGTTCCAGAATTTAGAGAAACCCGTTTCGATAATCCGGTGTCCGTACAACCGAAGAACGAAACGCCGTCGTTTGCTGTTATTGCTCCACAACAACGAAGTGGTGGTCAAGAGATCTTAAATATGCGTAACCGTATGTATGATCAAGGCCGCATGAACAACTTGTCTCCGATCGAAAAGCAAATGGTTGGTCCGGGTGTTGGTGTCGGACCGAACGTTCCGGCGTATGGTGGATACCAGCAGCTTTTCCGTGTTAATCCGGTGAATGTCGGTGAATACCGTTTGACGACGCTTCCGGGTCGATCCGGTCCGGCGCAGGATATCTCCGGTGGTCGTCACGGTCTCATTGGTGAGATGACGCATAACATGCCAGAAAAGACGGCCTTCCTCCCGAGTCGACGTCCGGAAGTCCCAGGTCGTGCGCAAGGTATGGGTGGTCGTATGGTTCGTCAAGAACATGAACGTACCAAGCGTACCACGAATCGTGCGGAAACTGGTTTGCGTACGGATGGTCTCGAGAATGCACCGGCTAAGCGTTTTATTCCTTTGGGGACGATGGCACAAGATCCGACGCGCAACAAGTCCGATGCCAATGAATTCCAATATCAGTACAACAACCAGCCGGCACCGGGTATTCACAACTTCCACGGTGGCTACAAGAATGCTCCGGGAAGCGCAATCGCTCAGGAACGTGGCTACAAGGGATACACGACGGAACAACTCCAGAACTACGGTTTCAGGGCGGATGATCGTCGTGGTAAGGCGAATAGACCTGGTAACGCGGGTCGTATGAATGTTCGGGAAACCGCTTTGAAGCAAGGTGGTGTTCTTTCCAGTGTTCGAGCCGATACCACGCGTATCGACGGTCGCATGAATGCCGCGAATGGTGGTTGGACGCAACACTACACGAATGACAAATACTACAACTTTAACCCGTACAAGGGTAACGAAAACCCGAACGCCAAGTGTAATGAACTCGACGTGGCGAAGAACCAGCTCTCAAAGAATCCGTTGGCGCAGCGCTTCTATTAGAATGATTTAGATATACCAGAGTAAAACACTCATTAAAATATTGTGCCTATATTTTAATGAAGGTCTACAGCCTCGACATTGATAGCAGTGAAAGAGATGCTACTTTGTATCCGTCACCATCGAATTACATCGTGAGTTTGAAAAATCCAATCTATAACGTTTCGAAGATTTCACTCGTATCAGCGAAGATTCCAAACACACAATTACTCATTCATTCTGCAAATAAGTCGTTTACTGTGGATGGAACGCTCGTCACGCTTGACGAGACAAACTATTCGAACGCACACGACCTCGCTTCCGATCTATTGAATGATCTCGCACCACCCGTGTCCAACGTAACATCCGTCGTGTACGACGATGATACGAACGCACTGACATTTTCAAATGTAGGTGATTCGAATACGTTTACGTTTGAGTTTAATTCCGGTGTAAATGGATACACGAGTAACACGTCCTCAAATACAACACCTCACCAGGTTTTAGGTCTCGCTTCACTTGATTACACATCGACGAATGGTCGTATTGTTACTGGTGCCGTAAACCTCACTGGACCAACTTCTATCATTATTCGTTTAACTTCTGGCTCCGATCAGTTTAATAAAACAGTTTACTCAAATACACCCTTTTATACGGGGCGCATTCTCACGAAAAATGGTGAAATCATTCACGCGGGTGCCGACGATCCACTCACACACGAATTTCACTCCGGACCACAGAGATCTATTCGTGATATACGAGTTGAGTTTTTCTATATGAGTCATGGGCGACTCATTCCGTATGATTTTAGAAACCAGGAACATATACTTAAGTTTGAAATTACAGGATCTACGGACAAACTTGAAAGTTTACCTAAAGTTGATCGAAAAACGGAGTTACCGCCACCAATAAGTATTCCCGAACTAGAGAATCCTTATAGATGGAAAGAGTATGCTTCCATAGCTTTGATTGTGTTTATCGGTATCATCGCATTAGTGCTCACGAAACGGAAACCGCTTACGCCCGCGTAACCGCGTAGACCGGTTGGAGCGGCTTGCGGACACGAGACGACACTTGAGACATGACCAAGTAGACGGTCACGGACAAGAGAGTCGTGAACAAGGCGGTGAGCGTGTAGTGCATACCACCGTTGCGCTGAACCTTAACGATTTGGTTAATCAAAAATCGAACCAAGTCCATCCACGCGAGCGCAGCCGCGAAGGAGAAACCCGCAACGACGGCGTTGAGGGACTGAGACTCGAGTTCCTGGGTGACCAAGTTGACAGCGTCGATCGCCTGCTTCATTGTATAATATAATATACAAACAGAAATTATTCCGGGAGTAGATCTTCTTCGAGTGCAATTTTTTTGTATTGTACTTTTTTGTATCCCCTCGTCCTGGGTGTGTCACTGTCACTATCCGAATCCGAATCGGAGTCAGATGCACTATCGTCATCTATGAGTTTAAATTCATTCGTTGACCATCCCTCCACAGTGCTCATTACTATTAATGGCATTTTTTAAGAGCTCTTCTACCGGACTTTGTGGTTTCCATGAGTCCCATGCATCGTACGCTTCGTTTATCGCCTTGAACGCTGGGTCGTCTCCTGAATAACGAACAAATTCAATACTGTCATCGTCGATGATATCGAGATCATCGATATCTTCGTCTTCGTCAGTATCATTGTATATTTCTGGAAAGAAACTTCCGATGTGTTGTCCGACTGTTCGCATGGCACAATACTTTGCGGCGTATTCGAAATCCTTACTGACGACGGCTTCACGACCACACGCTTTCGCGTATTCACATGAAAGTACGATAGCTCTTTCGATCACCGGTGTCACAATATCTATGAGAGTTTTCAAATGACTTTCATACATATCGTTATCATTACCAGTTGGATCAAATCCAGTCTTCATTTATTAGTTGTGTTCAAAAATAGTTTGTGCGATTCCATCCATTATTCGAAGGACGTTGTAACTTAGGGCATAGACCCTCAAATCGCGATCATGTGTATCGTTTGGTGTGAGATTCATTTTGAGTGTTTGATTCTTCACGAGTGTGAAATTCTTCTGGCCTGTGGGATATGGTTTTTCCGGTTCAAATCCAAAATTGTACGAATAGAATCGTCGAATGAGTGGTGTTTTTGAGTGGTGAATACCGGGTTGAAGCGCCTTGAGAAACATAAACTTCCCAGTTTCCCCTGCGATGATTTGTTCATCGTCGAGTCGTAAATCAAGTGATACGAGGTTTTCATAAAAGAAGAGTCGATTATCGACGGCGATATATATGTTATCGTAATCAAATGGCGTCACAAAGTCACTAAATTTTCGATTGTTTTCGCGTTGGAACACGAAAAAGAGTTCTTTTACTGGATTCATGAATGCCAGATTTACTGTGTTATCACGGATTCCCTTTGGAATCTTGAACGCGTTCTCTTGAATCTGTGTGATGACAAAATCGCGACGCGTGTGTTGAATCTTGAGTCTTTCTGCACTTTCAAGGAAAATGAGTTCGAGATTCATATTGAATTTTTTGATTCGGTTCTCGAGATAGGAACGTTTCAATTGATCATAGACACGCACGTGACCAGCACTCGTACCGGTGCCGTCGTTTGATTTTGCACCCGCGGCGACACGCGAT